GCTCAAGACTTCCAAGTGTCCATAAACGAATGTTTGAAATAGCCCCGTCAAGAGCAGATAGGTCGGCTAGTCTCATTTTTTCTAACATAATAATATCATCTAGAATAGCATAAATCATAGGATTGGCCCACTGCAACCAGTCATCTTTCTTATAGTGGGATATACTAAGCCTACTTGGGTCTAATGGTATACGTTTCTCTTTATTGAGTAATGCTTTCTTAATATTGGCCGGTAAAGTATTTAAAACATCGGTTGGGATATCTCCATCAGTAAATTTGTCAAAAAATGAACCAGCACTTAAGCTGTAATTATATTGACCTAAAAATAATGATAGATCTCCATCTTTCATCTCAACCGTCAAAGGGTTAAAGAAGTTATATCTCCAAGGAATTAAATTTTCTTTCATATTCGGAACTTCAACTTTAATATCAGCAGCTAAAGATTTCATGTACTTAGTTAGTTCTGGAGTTAATTTAGCATAACTTCTATAAGCAATAACGTTACCGGCTTTATATAGATTATTGAGAAATCTTTCTGACCTTTCTTTACCGTTAATGCTTTTAAACCATTGCTGATAAAATTTTTCAACACTTTTATTTTGATGAACAATATTAATCCCTTGGCAGCCGAAATCGCCCATAAGATCAATAATATTTCTGATAATACCAACTTTGTCATAGGCATCCATGCACATTTTTATAATGCGCCTCTGTTGAGATGGAACCTGTTCGTTTGGTCGGAAGGCATAATAATCTAACTGGCTATATCCGGGTCTTACTGACTTATTTGGCTCAATATCAATAAAATGCCGATATGCTGTACTAGCAGTAGACTTGCTAAGACCAGTATATGCATCGACGCTTTCTGAGAATTTTGATAAAGCTTCTGCTTTGCCAGTGCCGTCATCAGACCAAGTAATCATATCTTTATTATCCATTTTAGCCCTCAATTAGATTGTAATTGGATTACCAATTATTAATACACATCTTTCATATTCTCAGAAAACCAGCTAGGTCCGGTATATAGTTTTTCATTTTCGTATTTTGACATTCCAGATCTACCGGTAGCAAAACCGCCATAAAAATTATATGCTTCTTGTTCTGGGGTTCTTTGTAGTACTCTAGCTGCCATATTTGCCATTAAAAGTGCAGAATATCGGTCTTTTCTAATCTTGCTCTTTCTGCCAGATCCTACGATAACTTCTGGCGTATCCCATCGGTCGCGGCCATTATTTGTTTGTGTCATTTGTATCATAGATAATTCATCTTTCAGTTCTTCTATGTCCATAACGCACTCTTCTAAAGTATCAAACATTCTATGCTTTACGTTATCTTCTGAATTAGATAATCCGATTGAAATTGAATCAAAAAATGGAAATACTAATACTTTATCTTCAAAATCTTTTCTAAGACCGTGGTTAGATTCTGATAGCCATTCATACTTTGCAAATTGACAAGCTTCTATAATATGTAAACCTCTTTCACCATCAGTATCTTTTGGTTTATCATCATTAATCGTTGGCCATATTGGTAATTCTCCAGATTTAATTTTATCTTGATCATGCAAGGATTCTATTATAGCTATACCACCGCCCTGTGCATCAATAGAAATATGTATACATGGAAATAAAATCATCAAATCTCTAATTTTTCTAGCACAATACGAATAGAAATCTGTTTCGTTTGAATAACCCTTCTTTACTTTTTCTTTATGTTCTGATCTAGTTGTAGTCCAACAATGAACAATGCGTCGATGGTCTGGATTTATTTCTAAAACAACAATGCTAAAATTGTCTACTTCAGATGCTGGGTCAACACCAAATATGTATCTTTTATTTGAATCTCCAATAAGCGTAGCTTCAAAATGTATTTCTTTACCTTGGCTATCTTTTATTGGATTGCTTTGGCTTATTACGCAGGACTCAATCAGTGATCGTTTAAAAAATCCTTGACTGTCTCTTGTAAAACAAGCCCCGTATTCCATTTGATAAATACCGGTATGAACAGTAGCTTTTGATCTTGATACTTGGTCGGCATCCATGAAACCTTTTGGTAATAACTCATATGGCATACGTATAATTGAATATTGTGTCCAATCAAAAGTATCTGGATAGTCTTCTCCACCAAAGACTTCTCTTAGCTTGGCTGGATTGCCTTGGCTTTTAATAATAGCTTTCCATTTCTTCCAGTATGTGGCAAAATGGTTAAAGTCATAGTAAGCTGTTCCAGATAATATAATTTGATTATCTTTAGACTGTTTAGAAGATTGATCATCCTCTTTTATTATAATTCCTAACTCTTCCGCTTTTTGTTTTGCGGCAAAGCGTTTAACATTTGCCACTGGATCAGCACTAACTGCGGCAAAACCAGCAACAACGTTTTCAAAAATATCTCTAGGAATAGAGGCAAACTCATCGCTGATAATATCATTTGCTCTTTGGCCTCTAATTTTTTGGCCATCGCCAAGTGGTAAGCAAGTTATAGTACTTTCATTTAATCTCATGACACAGCGATCAGTGTCTCTGCGTGGCCCACTGTCAGAATCGCATATATCTCTTAACATGGGTGAGTTACGCCATATGGTTTCCATGTATTCAAATAAAACTTTAGACTGTCTAAATGCGGCACCAACTACAACAATCTTTCTACGAGGCAATATCAAGCCCCTAAGTATAGCATAGAGCGATAACATGAAAGATTTACCAAAGCCTCGACTAGCTATAAGCATTGGAAATTTTCTATTCCAAATCTCATTTAGAACTAATGCTTGTGACGGAAGAAGTTGCACATTTAAAATTTCATGACAAAAGAATGATAAGTATTCTGGCCTAGTCATCAACCAAGCTAACTTAAGATGAAAGTCATCTTCGCTTGGTTTTAATATAGACATAGGATTAAAAATATCCGCCTCTATAGTATCAATACCTAACCAAGCTTCATCTATTTTTTTAAGTTCGCTCATCCTATCTTGTTCCAATCTTTCATTATTGCATCAGCAAATCCATAGTAAACAGCATCTTCTGAACTTAAATACCAATCGCCAGATTTTAGTTTTCTAATCAAAAATTGTCTAACTTGTGATTCTGTTGGCTTTTTATTGAACTTGTCGTAAAAGAATTGGCCATCTATACATCTTTTTGCATAAATTTTAAACATAATATCGGCTGTTCGTTTTTCGTAATCAGCTTGACACATTGCACTTAAGTAGTCTGTATTTATATCACTAGAACCGTAGTGGCTCATAAAATGAGAGTTGGGAGTCATGTATCTATAATCGGCAGCTTGTAGTATGATACTACTCATAGACTCTGCTTGACCATATACTATTATATTAACATAAGATCTACACATCGCTATAGCATCAAAAATTGCCATACCGTCAGACCATTCACCACCAACGCTTTGCATGTGTATGATGATCGGGTTATTATTTCTTAAATCCAGTGCGCGTAAATTTTTTATGAATGTGTTGGACATTCTATATTCAACGCCGGGATTTTGATTATCCTCAGTGTGATAATGGTTATGTAGAAAAATCTCTCTGGTATTTATATTGGCACCATATTCATGAAAATCTTTCAGTAATTCTGGTTCCATGCTAATCTTTCCTTCCGATAGTGTACATTTCGTTAATACGTTTAAGGATACTGCTAACCGTTATGAATGCATTAAGCTTGTTGCCACAGAATAATACATGAACATTATTATATATTTGAAATTCAACTAAGCACTTAAGCATATATTTGCCAGTAATTTTAACAGATGCTTTATTTTTAATTGGTATGCGTGTTTCTTCTGGAAACTTTATTAGATCTTCAGCAGAGAACTCTAGGACTATAAACTTATGTGGAATAATAGCCATCCGCTCTATTTCATTTAGGAAGGCGTATTTTTTAGAACCAAGATTCATGGCTAGTTCTTCAACGCACCCCTTTCTCTCTATGCATAGTTTATCTTCTAAGCCTTTTATAGAGTAATCTCCAGTATCTAATTTTTCCTCTACCATACCAGAACACGGGCTATATTCTTTAAAGAAATAGCCGTCTTGCTCTCTAGTGTCTTTGATGACTGTGAATGACGGAGCTACTTTATAAGTCATTGATAATTTCCATAAATAGGGATTCGTAATGACATTCTTTTCCTCTTATAGACTTGTGGCATTCTTCGCATAGAGTGATACCATTTGATAATTCATATCTTAACGATGAAGCATGTGACCAAGTTCGTATGTGGTGTACTTGTAACTTTTTTCTAGACTTACATCCCGGCATCCTACATCTATTTTTATCTCTTGCTCTTATCTTTTTTCTAAAATCCTCATATGCTGGATCTTTAAAGTTTCTTCTCATAAACAATATATCTTATCTATTCTACACTCTCGTCTTATTTTTCTACATATGATACGCATATTGACGGACGGGTCTTGGTCTAATAAAATTTTGATTAGTCCCAAAATAGCATCAAAACATGCTCCATCTGGATCTTCTGCTGTTACGAAAACTGTAGGGAATGGCGAATTATATGCTTTTAGATATAGATGCCTGATCGATGGGTATGTGTTAGATATATCTAACATTACTCTGTAATTTTTCATTTAATTTATCGTCTAGCATTAGTTGTACCAACTCTTGAAGGTCGCACGATGGAACCCATCCAAGCTTTTCTTTAGCTTTAGAACAGTCTCCACGAAGATAATCTACTTCCGCTGGCCTATAGAACTCCATATCTACAACAACATAGTTTGTCCAATCATAAATACCAACATGTTGAAATGCGTAATTTAAGAACTCTCTAATAGTATATGTTTTGCCCGTGCAGATAACATAATCGTCTGGTGTGTCTTGCTGTAGCATAAGCCACATAGCTTGTACGTAATCTCCAGCATATCCCCAATCTCTGTGGGCATCCAAATTTCCAAGTCTTAATTTTGGAAAAGATCCAGACAACTGATGATGAATATTATCTTGACCAAATGACACGTTATCAAGATTAAAGTTATTATGCTCTATCCAATCTAGGAATGAGATTATCCAATTTGTGATCTTTTTGGTTACGAAATTATCTCCACGCCTTGGTCCTTCGTGGTTGAATAAAATACCAGCACTAGCATGTAAGCTATAGGCTTCGCGATATAGTCTAATAGAATGGTGAGCGGCACACTTTGATATGGCATATGGTGATTGTGGCAAAAACTTGGTTTCCTCATTTTGATATTTATTTCCATTCTTATCAATATCATATGAGCTACCAAACATTTCGCTAGAAGAAGCTTGATAAAATCTTGGCTTTGTAATCCCAGTGTCAATCATGGCTTGTAGAATATTCATGCATCCTTTGCCGGTTATATCCCAAGTAAGGGCTGGTTGTTTAAAAGAAGTTCCTACATGCGATTGTGCCGCTAGATTATAGATTTCATCTACTTCTCCGTAAGTTTTTAGGATATTACTAACACTACTGACATCGGTGATATCCCCTTCGATCAACTTGAGTCTTTTATCGTCTTTTAGATGCTTTATTCTCTCTGAGGTATCAACA